GTTATACATGGCGTACAAGCTGGATAGCAGGCAGATGAAAGACTTATTCATGCGTGACCATGGTTTGTCTATAGATTCAGCAGAAGCGGTGATTCAATTCGGTGAGCGTTCCCACAAGCTTGGAGGTGTATCATGAAAGCGTTTAAGATAATGAAAGTTAGTGATCAAGAAAACTCATGGAAAACTTTGTTCCACGGTGTAGATGGTGATCGTAATATTTCTTGTGATGAATGGGTTAATTCAAAGACCTCATACGTCCGTGATGGTTCTGGTGGTACATATTATTTATCAGGCTGGCACGTTTTACCATCATATGATTCTGCCTTATTGTATATGGAAAACTTTAAGGATACCACGGACAAGTATATTGTTGAATGTGAAGTAAAGAGTTACCAGAAAAAAGAGCATGCTCGTAGTCCTGTGTTCTTAGCTAAGTCAATAAAATTAGGTAGTGAAGCAATCCCTAGATAAAGTTTCCTAGGAAATTATGGAGAATAAAAATGATCAAATTAAGTGCTGCTAGTAAAATGCCATGTAAGTCATGGAGTCTTGAGTCTATGGTAACGTGCCCAGGATCAGTGAACGTCTCTACAGGGGAGGTTGCTGACGCTTGTGAGATATGTTACGCAAGAGATGGCTTCTATAGCATGCCAGTTGTTAAAGCGTTACGTGTACACAACAAACAAGATTGGAAACGAGATGCGTTTGTACCTGAGTTTATTATTAAGCTTGATACAGAACGATACTTTAGGTGGTTTGATAGTGGTGACTGTTACTCAGTCAAGTTAGCATGGAAAATGTACGCCATCATGGTAGCAACACCTTGGTGTAGTCATTGGTTCCCAACTAGGCAGCACAAGTTTGATAAATTTAAGGAGGTGTTAGATGCGATGGATGCCCTACCCAATGTTGTTGTTAGGCGTAGCAGTGATAGTATTTCAGGTGAGTTGGTTAGCGGATCTAATTCATCAACTATCGTTCCCTATGTAGAAACAGAGATTAATTTCCTAGGAAACTCTGAAGTGTGTTTAGCATATGAAAGAAAAGGTAAGTGTGATACTTGCAGAGCTTGTTGGGATAAAGATGTTGAAGTAATTATTTATCCAGCTCACGGCAGAAAAGCTAGTAAGCTAATTAAGATGAGAGAAGCAGCGTGATTATTAGATACATTTTATTATATGTTACTATTATTGTTATGTTATGTGTTGTTGTAAGAGACTATGAATTATTATTTTTATTACTAAGTTAAACTCTTAAGAGAGATTATAGCATAATAAAACTAATATCTCTATGCTCTTGTGTTATTATATGGGTATAGGGAAACGATAAGGGTATGTTATGAAATGTGTTGGTTGTGATCAAGTGTTGTCCGATTATGAGGCAACTAGAAAATACGAAATTAATTATTTTGTAGATCTATGTAATGATTGTATGAGTAACGTGGATGAAGATTTAGTTACCTTAACAAGAATAGATTTACTAACTGTCGGAGATGAATAATGTCATATGATTATATGAAGTTGTGTAAAGCAGGAACTAAGTCAGTCGTTGTACCAGAAGAATATCTTATGCTGATAGAAAAGGAAGCACACATACTTGAGATGTTAGTAGCTCATGGTGTAGAAGATTGGGTAGGGTACGAGGATGCTTTAGCAGCGTATGAGGAGGAGATAACATGAGCTTAATATTTGTACCAAAGATTCCTGAAATATTCAAACAAGAAGTAGTGGTGAGGAAAAGAGTAGCTAAACCTAACCAAACAAAAAGGAAGCGGCGTAAGTGGGATAAAAAAGAACTGGAATTGCTTGTCAACTTACGTGCTCTTAATGTATCATTCATGGACATTGCAGCGAAGCTGAGGCGTAGACCTGAGACTTGTGCTATGAAAGTACATGCTAATGAATTGAGTTTTAAAATAAAAGAGAGACGTGCTGCTCTTTTGAGTATAGAAATGGAGAAATACAATGACACTGAAACAAATTAGAACGTATGCTGCTAATTCCTTGAAGAAAAAGCTTGCTCTACGTGTAGAACATGACCGAATACTTTTAGAGATTGCTAACTACACTGCTGCTTTGAAAAGTAGTGGTAGCTTTAAAACATACAATCAAAGCAGGATAGATACACTAACTACAGACTTACATGAAGTGGAAGAGGAGATGAAACTATGACTAAATTAGAAGAACTACGAAAGAACTTTCAGGATTCTATAGCTGCTTGTGACAAGGCTGATTCTGCTTTAGACGCTCTATATAAACTGGTTCGAGAAGCAGAAGAAATTCATGATGAAATTGACATGGATTTTATTATTGCCCAAAAAGAATTATTCACTTATGAGGAATCCCTATTATGATTTTTAATATTGATCTTGATGCTGATCAAGTTAACGCCATCACTGTGCATGCTCTAAAAGATTATTATAAAATATTGTATGAAGAAGTAGAACTTACGCAGGGATTTGATATTCTATTATCACTCGATGATGTTATGAGTCACTTCATGACTGAAAGAGAGTACGAGGAGTTTGCTAATGGCCTTTGTGAAAACGCACTTAGAGTGCGATGATTGTGATAGCAGTGACGGCAGGTCTATAGATGATAAGGGCTGGTCACATTGTTTTGTTTGTGAAACTAGGAAGAGGGTGGATAGTACTATGGAAACCGAGAGAAGCGTTGATCAGAAACCTAACGGTAACTTTGATAAACTAAAAGAAAGTCTATTGTCTGGACAATACAAGAGTGTTGTTAACAGAGGCATATCAAGCGATACGTGTAAGGCATACAAGGCCCAGCTTCAAGGGGAGACTATGCACTTCGGGTACCATGATAAGGACGGGTACCTAGTAGGTGCTAAGACACGTTCACCTGACAAGGAATTTAGAACTCAAGGTAGCTGGAAGGACACTGTGTTGTTTGGACAGAACCTATTCAATAAGGGTGGTAAGTACATCACCATAACTGAGGGTGAGTATGATGCGATGTCAGCCTATCAGATGCTTGGGTCAAAGTATCCAGTAGTATCTATTAAGAACGGCTCGGCAGCAGCCCTTAAGGACTGTCGTAGTAGCTATGAATACCTAGACAGCTACGAGAATATTGTAGTGTGTTTTGATTCAGATGAGAGTGGCATGAAAGCAGCCAACCAAGTTGCTGAATTGTTCGGAGGCAAGGCCAAAGTATTTAAACATACAAAGGATGAGAAAGATGCTAACGATTATGTTAAGTTTGGACGCAACAAAGAGTTTGTTGATCGCTGGTGGTCGTCAGAAAGATTTGTTCCCGATGGGATTGTTGCAGGAAGTAGCTTGTGGGATGAAGTTAATAAACCCATTGCACCTGCAGACTGCCTTTACCCATACGATGGACTCAACAAACTCACCTATGGTATTAGATTCGGTGAACTTGTTACAGTTACGGCTGGCTCTGGACTAGGTAAGAGTCAGTTCATGCGAGAGATTATCTGGCAGATCATTAGTAAGACCGAAGAGAACATTGGAATATTATTCCTTGAGGAAAGTATAAAGAAAGCAGGGCTGTCTCTAATGAGCCTAGCTGCTAACAAACCTTTACACCTGCCTGATACTGTAGCAACAGATGAAGAACGCTTAGACGCTTTCAATGCTACACTAGGAACTGATCGTGTGTTCTTGTTTGATCACTTCGGATCTACTGGTGTTGATAACATTGTTAGTCGTGTACGTTATATGGCTAAGGGATTAGGTTGTAAGTATGTAGTACTTGATCATATCTCTATCGTTGTATCTGCTCAGGCGAGTGGTGATGAACGTAAGGCTATTGACGAGATCATGACTAGACTACGTATGTTAGTACAAGAGACAGGCATAGCATTGTTCATTGTCTCCCACCTCAAACGACCTGATGGTAAGGGACATGAGGAAGGGTCAGCGACTAGTCTATCTCAGCTACGTGGTTCAGGCTCTATCGCACAGCTTAGTGATATGGTTATTGGACTAGAGCGTAATGGACAGGCAGAGGTAGAAGAAGAACGAAACACTACTCATGTTAGGGTACTAAAGAATCGCTTCTGTGGTACGACAGGTAAGGGAACTCCTTTACTTTATGATCATGCTACTGGTAGAATGTTAGAGACGCTAGAGGAGGAGGAGTTATGAAACTATGGCATGTAGTAAAAGAATCTTATGTAGCAGGAGGTAAGGACTACAGCTCTTGTTCATTTGTAGAAGTAATATACTCGTCATCTTATAATGAATGCAGAAAGAAAGCTAAGGAGCTATACGTAGAAAATGATTATGATGATATAAACCCTGAGTATACTTACCCTATGAGTGATATAGAGTTTACTACTACTCACCCATTCCATGATAACTTTCCTGATGTTAGGGAACCGATAAGGACATGGCACTTGTATGGCTCAGAGTATGCATGTGATGCTGCGTGGTTTCGTACCCACATCCTATCCTCTAATGATCTTATGGAGTTAGAAATGCATATGTCCTATGAGAGTACGGGAGGTCAGTATAGGGATATGGT